AAGCGGAACAATGAAGGTCTGGATCAATGGGACGCAATACGGAAGTTCAGTAAGCAAAACCAACAATTACACGCAAACACGTTTTGATATTGGTGTTGCGGTAAGAACATACTATTTTACGGGGTTTGTTTCAAGTGTTCGTACTGTTACGGGAACCGCTGTTTACACAACTGCTTTCACTCCCCCAACCGCACCTCTCACCGCTATCGCCAACACCTCCCTACTCTGCAATTTTACCAACGCTGGCATCCTAGACAACACAGGTTTCAACGCTCTCGAGACAGTCGGTAACGCACAGGTGGATACTAGCGTAGTTAAGTACGGTACTGGGTCGATGAAGTTTGATGGCAGCGGTGACTGGGCTTTAGTTCGTTACCAACCAACACATGAACTATCTACAGGTGATTGGACTATTGAGTTTTTTGTTTACCCAACTTCACTTGCTAGTACCAGTGGTTTGTTTGGGTTTAGAGATAACACGGGACAATACGGGTTAAATGCTAAGCTAAATACTAACGGCACACTTGGCGTTGAATTTAGTAATAGCGGCTCTGGTTGGACGGTACTTGGTACAACTACAGAAACGGCAAGCACTAATACTTGGACTCATATCGCCATAGTCCGAAATGGGGCTAACTTATATGGTTTTGTTGATGGCGTTAGCTATACATTTTCATCAGGATACTCTGGGCAAGTTTATGTAGTACCAAATGGTGTTTTAGCTATAGGGGCTAATGCCCCTTCTGGTGCAACTTTTACAGGCTACATAGACGAGTTCAGAATCACTAAGGGCGTGGCCCGATACACTTCAGCATTCACCCCGCCTGATAAGGCTTTGCCAAACATAGGAGTTTAATCAATGCAAATCTATTTCAATACCCGAATAGATCACTATAAAAAGATCTTCCCTAACATTAGCTTCCCTGCTTCTGGGCCTAGTGATGTGTTCCTCACACAGCAAGGTGCATATAAGGTGTCGGCATTCAGGGACTATGATAGGGCTACACAGAAGCTGGTGTCTTGTGCTCCTGTCATTGAGAATGGTTTTGCCTATGTGGTTAAGGTTGTGGACAAGACAGAAGCAGAGATTGCTGCTGATGTAGCTGCTAAAGCTGCACAGGTCAGGGCCGCTAGGGATCGTGCCTTAACTGCCAGTGACTGGACACAGGTTGCAGATGCTCCTGTAGACAAAGCAGCCTGGGCTACCTATCGCCAAACCTTGCGTGACTTGCCTGATGCTGAAGGCTTTCCTGATGTGGAGTTACCGCACGACCCAGACTGGGTTGATCCTAACCAGCAAGGAGAGTAGTGAATGGAAGAACTGGAGCGCATCACTCGCTTAGAAGCACAGCATCAAGAACTAATGCGTCTGCTTCAGGAAACCAGACATGACATGAAAGAGATGCATGAAGATATGCATGAGTTAAAAGAGTCTCTTACAAAGTGGAAGGGTATTAGTGCTGGTATCGCTATCACTGTATCGTTGATATGGACAGCATTACTGGGTATCTACGGAATCTTTGCAGGTAAATAATGTCTAAAAAAACAAGTGCAATTGTTACAAGAACAAGCGCAACAAAATACACATTATATAAAGTACCTCCTAGTAATAGAGGCGAGTGGGAATTATTATATGTTGTATCTTTAACAGGGACAGACAGCCCATCTGTGTTTTTTTATGATTCCAGTACAGATACGGAATATAAAATATTTGGTGCAAAGAATCTAGGTGCTGGTGATTATTTATTATTAACAGATGCTGTTGTAGTTATGGAACAGAATGATGAGATTAGAGTGCAAAACAGCGGTACAGAAACTCTAACTTATGTTGTTACTGTTAATTTAATTCAAAACATTGCATCAAGTTATCACTCATAAACAAAGGAGAAGGTTATGCCGATGGTTGGAGACAAGAAGTTTGCTTATACAGCAAAAGGTAAGAAAGAAGCTAAGAAGTATGCTGAAAAGATGGGTTCTAAAACACCCGCTAAAAAGCCAATGCAGATGAAGAAAACTGGAAGGGGTCGATAATGGTACTTAGCCAACCTATTAATCTTATTAGCGCAGCGACATCGCCTGTTAATTCAATTTCAATTATCCCTGGTGATGAGGCTGTACACTTTCAAATTACTGGTATTACCACAGCCACGGTAGAGATTCAAGGCTCTGTTGATGGTACTAACTTTGCTGTTATCCAAAGCAAGACTGCAAATGCCTGTACCACTATTGAAAAGCCTCCTAAGTATGTCAGGGCTAGTATTACTTCCCATTCTGCTGGGACTGTTATTGTTAAGGCGATCTACTAATGCCGCTGAAAAAGGGCAAGTCTGATAAGACAGTATCGGAGAATATCAGCAAACTCCGTAAGGAAGGTTATCCTGCCAAGCAGAGTGTGGCTATAGCCTTGTCAACGGCGGGAAGGAAGAAGAAAGATGGAAAGAAAAGGACTGTACGCTAACATCCAAGCAAAGCGTAAGCGTATCGCTGCTGGTAGTGGTGAGCGTATGCGTAAAGTTGGTTCCAAAGGCGCACCATCAGCACAAGACTTTAAAGATGCTGCCAAAACAGCAAAGAAAAAGGTAAAGAAATGAACACATTCCTAGGCGTTATTCTGTTCTGTATGCAAGGCGAATGCGCCTTCTGGAAGTCAATTGTGTTTGATGATATGCAAGACTGTCAAGCCGTTGTCTTAGCGGTGATGGACGAAATGCGTCAAGAAGAGTTTAACATTGTTCAGGGTGTGTGTCTTCCTATCGAAGATGGGGTTAAGACTTAATGGTCAAGAAAGCCTATCAAAACCCTGAAGGCGGTCTTAACAAAAAAGGCAGGGAATACTTTAAGCGCACTGAAGGAGCCAATCTAAAGCCTCCAGTAAGCTCTGAGCAGGCTAAGAAGTCTCCAACAGCAGCAAAGCGTAGAAAGTCCTTCTGCGCCCGTATGAGTGGTGTTCCTGGGCCTATGAAGGATGAAAAAGGAAGGCCTACCCGCAAAGCATTAGCACTTCGCAAATGGGATTGTAAATAATGGCAAGCACAACATATTTAAACTTAGTTAATTCTGTTCTCAAGCGTTTGCGTGAGAAAACAGTCACTTCTGTCGATCAAACACAGTACAGTCAATTAATTGGTGAGTTTATCAATGATGCTAAAAGAGAAGTTGAAGATGCTTGGAACTGGGATTGTCTTCGTAATACTTACTCATTTAACACTGTATCAGGCACTGTTAGCTATTCGCTTACAGGCGCTGGAGACAAGGCCAGGATTTTATCGGCATATAATGACACTGAAGACTGGTTTCTAGAATACGCACCATCATCTTATTTCGATCAGATGCTGTTGTTAACAGACTCTGTGCAAGAAGGTGAAGTTCTATATTATAACCCTAATGGTATCGACACCAACGGGGATATGATTATAGACATCTATCCAAAACCCAACTCAGTACAAACAATTCGCTTTAACTTAGCTGTGCCAGAGGTAGAATTAGTAAGCGACTCTGATACCACATTCTTACCTAAGTTACCAATTATACAGCTTGCCCATGCCAAAGCAATTGAAGAGCGTGGTGAGGACGGTGGTATTGGTGTCAACAGTCAATATGCTGTTGCTAAACAATCTCTGGCTGATGCTATTGGTATTGAGGCAGGGCGCAGGCCAGACGAGACTAACTGGGCCTGGATCTAATGCCAAATAAACCATTACAACCAGTATCAATTACCAGCCCAGGCTTCTTTGGCTTAAATAGTCAAGAGGCTGGTGTGGGTATGAACCCATCCTTTGCTTTGATGACATCAAACAGTGTTGTAGATAAGTCAGGCAGGATTGCAGCTAGGAAGGGATGGACATACACAACGACATCTGGCGGTACTTCAACATCGCCTAAAATGATGTTTGAGTTTGATAACTTTGATGGCACTAATACCATCATCAGCGCTGGTAATAATAAGATATTTACTGGCGAAACAACAATGACAGAAGCCACTGTCAGAAACACAGATAACAGCGGCGATCAGTCGGTAACAATTACTGCCGATAACTGGCAATTTGTACAGGCTCAGTACCAGTCTGGTCTTACCCGTAGTCCTCATGGGTACATGGTACAGAAAACCCACACACCACTGGTCTATCATAAGCTACCGCTATCTGGCGGCAGTCCTCACGATCATGATGATGGTTTCGGGTTTCAAAGACTTGCTGATGTTGGGACTGTTCCTACAGGATACAGTGTATCGACATTTCAGCCTAATTGTGGATTAGCCGCCTTTGGTCGTCTATGGCTTGCTAATGTTGGTGATAACAAGTTAACAGTCTATTATTCTGTATTATTAGACTCATCTGATTTTACTGGACTAGGTTCTGGATTTATTAACCTAGAACAAGTTATTACAAACAGTGATGAAATTGTAGCACTTGCAGAGCATAATAATTCATTAATCATCTTCTGCCGAAATAACATCGTTATTTATAATAATGCAAACAACATAGATAATATTGTATTAGCAGACACGGTTGTTGGTATCGGTTGTATCGCTAGGGATTCTGTACAGAATATCGGTACTGATCTTATTTTCTTGTCTAACTCTGGTCTTCGTAGCCTTGGTAGAACTATTCAAGAAAAGTCATCACCGTTGCGTGATTTGTCTAAGAACATCCGTGACAACTTTTTAGCTATTATTAACACGGAGAATGTTGATAATATTAAAAGTGTGTATTATGAGCCAGATGCTTTTTATCTGTTAAGGACATCCTCTTTTGTATACTGTTTTGATGTAAGAGCATTCTTAGAAGACGGTTCATCACGAGTAACTATATGGGATACTATTAACCCATTATCATTCTTAGCCACACGCAATAGGCGTTTATTATTAGGTAAGACTGATGGTATAGCTAATTATACTGGCTACCAAGATAATGGATCATCTTATACATTTACTTACTACACACCTTATTTAGACTTTGGTGATCCTTCTTTAACTAAGTTTCCAAAGAAGATGATTGTTACTGTACTAGGATCAAATGTAACCTTTGATGTTAAATGGGCGTTTGATTACAGTTCAAATTATTCGATATTACAAGATACAAGCACCGCTGCTAATGTTGCAGAATATGGAATAGCGGAGTATAATATCGATGAATATTCTGCATCAATTGCCATTGAACAGTTGCAACAGCAATTAAACGGTAATGGCAACATTATCCAGATTGGTATTGAAGCGTTGATTAACGGCAATGCTTTCTCGGTTCAAAAGCTAGACATTTATTCCGTGATAGGAAGGATTATTTAAGATGGCTAATTACACAAAGGTAACCAACTTTACAGCAAAGGACAGCCTTACCTCTGGTGATCCCAATAAGGTTGTAAAAGGTGCGGAGATTGACACTGAATTTGCCGCAATTTCTACGGCGATTGCTACGAAGGCAGACACAGCAAGTCCTACATTTACAGGCACTGTTACCACAGCTAACTTAACTGTGTCTGGTACTTTTAGCGGGACTATTTCTGGAGGTACATACTAAATGGCTTTGTCAACACAAGATTTTAATAGGTTCCTACAGGAGGCCTCAAGCTATACTGGCTTCGGCATGAAGAAGTATGATGAGTTAAAAGCGCTTGGAGCCACTGATAAGCAAATACAAGAGATTGCCGCTAGAGCGCCTATTGTTGGTGACGCTGTTGCTGGTATGTTCTCAGGGTTATCTTCATGGGGTTCTGGAGAAAAAGCGGATCTTAGCAGAGTCCCTCCTGGTTTTGACTGGGTTAAATATGTACAATCTAATCCTGATCTAATTGCTGCTGATATTGATACTGCTGAAGAAGCCAAAAGGCATTATGCTTTGTTTGGCTATCAAGAGAATCGTCCTAATGCACCAGCACCATTACCAGGCAGGGATGAGCGTTATCAGACCATCCGCAATGAGTTAGAAACGCAATACAATAATCTTGTTGCGCTTGGTCAACAGCAAGGTAAAGATTTATCCTATCAGGGCCAAAAAAGTGATCTTCCAGCAGTCTTTAATCAACAAGCAAGAGAACTTGCAAATGCTGGTGTTTCTAGCATCGCTAATCTTGGTATACAAGATGGAACTTTAATAGACAAAACAACAGGTAAAAAAGTTGCCGCTTCTAATCTTGGTGGACAGGTTGCTGTAGATAGAGACACAGGCGTTCAAAAATGGGGTGATATTTTCTCTGGTGTTAAAGGTGGCGCTAACTATGGTATTCAAGCACTAGAAGACGGTTCTGTACTTCTATTTCCAGCGTGGGAAAAGACAAAGAGTCCTATAGCACAGCTAGGTTTAGGCGGTTTAGAAGATGTTATCGGTCCTATCCTTACTATTGCAGGCGCTTACTACGGTATGCCTGGACTTGGGACTGTTGGCGGTGCTGCCGCAGGCGCTGCTGCTGGTAACACAGTAGGTCAGTTTTTAGCATCTGGTGATGTTGATTGGGGTCAAGTGGCAACTTCAGCGGCATTGGCTGGTGGTGCTTCTTATCTTTCTGGTGCAGGAGGTGCTGCTGGAGGCGCTGGGGATGCCGCAAGTGCATTAGCAGATGCAGAGTTTATTGCCGCTGATGCTGCACAGCTAGGTCAACAAGGACTTAGCACAGCCGCTATTCAACAAAACCTAATTGCATCTGGTGTTGATCCGACTATTGCCGCAAGTGCCGCTAATCTTGCATCTTCTGGTGCTGGATATAGCACCATTCTCCAAGATATTCAAGGATTTGGCGCTGATACAGGAGGTTTGCTTACGGCAACGCCTGAGGACATGGCGCAGTTTGGTGGCATCACAACAGGCGGTACAGGTGTTGGCTTAACAGAAGAGCAACTAAGCGCTATCCAGCGTGGTGAAATTCCTGGCGCTACCTTTGCTGAACAGGTAGAAAATGCTAAGTTTATTCTTCCCGCTACTGGCGCTGGAGCAACAACTACAGGTATTCCTGGGTCAGAAGCAAATGTAGCAACTGTGACATCAGGCGCATTAAAAGATATATTTGGTGATGGTGGTATCGGCGGTTTCTTAACAGGGCTTGCAGGCGCTGGTATCGACTATGCGGCGCTAAAGGCTATCTCTGACGAGGCAAAGACACTTGGTCGTGAGACAGAGCAACGAGCCACTGCCGCTGGTGCAGCCGCTAATGTTCCGTTTACGCCCTACACAGTCACCACAGGTGCTGGTACTACTGCCTTTGGTGGTACGAGAGAAGCGCCTACAGCCACTGTAACAGCCTCTCCAGAGTACCAAGCATTGCGTAATCAAGCCTTGGGTCAGGCAGGCGCTACGCTAGGCGCTATCAACCCAGCACAGGCCGCTGAAAGCCTGTTCCAGCGCTCTGAAGCACTGGCTGCACCAGCAAGACAGCGTGAAACAGAGCAGTTGCTGTCCAGTCTTGGTGCTAGGGGCTTACTTGGCCTTTCAACGAATGTTCCCACTGTTGGTGGTACTGTTGCTGGTGTTAATCCTTTTGTGGAGTCTCTAGCATCTGCACAGCGTACTGCACAGGCTCGTTCAGCGCTGGAATCGCAACAATTCGGTACGCAAGAGGCACAGCGACAGGCGGCACTGGCTAATGCTCTTATCGGCACTGGTCAAAATATTGATACTGCGGCATTGGCAACACTTACACAAGGCGCTAACTTAGGTACTTTAGCTACTTCTGCTGACCAAACCAGTGCGGCTAATCAGCTTCGTGCTACACTTGCTGGTCAAGCTCTGCGTCAACAGTATGAAAATATAGGGCTTGTTGAGCGAAGCAAAGGAATACAAGCTGCTGCTGGTGTTGGTCGAGGATTGTTAGGACTACCAACACAGCCTGGTAATACTCCTTCGACGAATATTATCGGAAATATTCTTGATTATATTTTTTAGGAATAAGGAAACATAATGGCACAATCAATTACAGAAGGGTTATTCCCATCAGTGGCTGGCTTGTTTAGTCCTGTTGGTACAGAACAGACGAAGCGTTTAGAAATGGCTGCAAGACCAGTAGATCCTTTGCAAGCTGTTACAGGTGATATTGGTTTCCTTGGTGAACGGATGCAACAGGGCATTGGTAGCGCTTTTGGGCAGATGCCAGAGCAAGACCGTAAGCGTATGCAAGCACAGCAGGCAGCACAGGAATTGCAGCAGCAAGGTGTTGATGTATCCACACCACAGGGCTTATTAGCGCTTGCACAGCGTTTGGATGCCTTGCCAGGGTTTAGTGGTGAGTCTCTAGCAATCAGACAAGCAGCGGCTCAGATGGCCCAGCAACAGCAGACTACGGGGCTGGAGCAGGAGCGTATTAAGGCTCAAACTGGGTTGTATGAGGCACAGACGAAGAAGGCTATGCAACCAACAGTAATACAACCTAGAGCAAAGGTGGTTACTGATCTCGGAAACCGTGTTCGTATTGAAGATCCTAATACTGGTGATATTGTTTATGAGGCGAAAGGGGCTGCACCAAAGGCAGCAGGAAGCGATCAGCCGTTAAAGGTTGGGTATGACAAAACAGGTAGGTATACAAACCAATATGGCGAAGTGTTCACCCCGCCAGAACTTAAGGATCGAAGAAAAGAAGTACAACAGGTTGAAAAAGTAATTCAAACCATGAAAGAGGTCAGCGGTAAGGATGTAACAACGGCTGGAGGATTGCTCGACTATACTGAAGGCTGGTTTGGACTTAAGCCTGCATTAGGGGCTGTGTTTGCTAGTGATACATATCAAGCACAGTTAAAAATAAGAGCAAGTACGCTTAAAGAATTACTTGCCAATCTACCACCAGGCGTAGCGTCAGATAAAGACATTGAGTTGGCAAGGTCGTCACAGCCTAACTTCCGTGATCCTGAAAGCGTTGCTGATTGGTTTGAAAGAGCGTCTAGAGGATTGAATCGTGCTTTACAGGATTATCAAGATAGGTACGGTATTAAATCTAAATATACTGATATAAAGATGCCAAACTGGAGACAAAGCGGTCAGAAAAAAGAGCAACTGTCTGATGATGATTTAATAGGCAAATATCAATAAAGGCATACTAATGGCTTATACATACGAACAAGTAATAACGGCTCTACGCAATGCCGATGCCGCTGGTGATGTTGAGGCTGCTAAAAGGCTTGCTGGTATTGCCAAAGGATTGCGTAGCCAACAAATGCCTTCGGCAGTATCACAAATACCTATGGAACCTGGCTATGTTCCCCAAGAGCCACAACAACAACCAGAGCCAAGTTTGATAGAGAAAGCTGCTGGTGTTGGTGAATCTGCTCTTTCAATGCTAACAGGTGCTACTGGCGGTACTTTAGGAACTGTTATAGGAACTGGTGAGGGTATTGTAAAGTCTGTTCAAGAGGGTACTTTTGGAACACAGGAAGGTGTAAAGACAGCAGAGAAGGCTGCTATGGAAAGGGCAGGGCAGCTAACATATCAGCCAAGAACAGAACAAGGAAAAAAATATACGCAAGAAGCTGGTGAGTTTCTTCAAGAGGCTTTGCCACCTGTTTTACCTATGGTTGGCACATCTCCACAATTAGCATCAGCGGCAACAAGGCAGGCACTTACAGGCGTAAAACAAGCTGCTCAGGTAGGTACAGAAAGCGCTAAAAACGCTGGTGTTGCTTTGTCTGCAAGAGTAGCTGCGCTAAAAGATGTTCCTATTATCCGTAGAGGTACTGTAGGCGCTGCTGCAACACCAGATGCGTTGCGTAGGACAACCATAGCTGAGGGTATGCCTGTGCCTTTTGCTGGAAAATCAGGACTTACGGCTGGACAAGCAACAAGAAATTTTGATCAGCTAAAGTTTGAAAAGGAAATAGCAAAACAAGAAATAGGTCAGCCAATTAGAGAAAGAATTCTTAATCAAACAGAAACTTTAAATCAGAATTTTGATGCTTTCATTGATAATGATTCGCTTGGAGGACAAGCCACAAGAGCAACTGGTGTGGCTGTGTCTGAGGGTGTTTTGGCTCCCGAGTTACTTGGTAAAGCTGTTGATAAGGCTGTTAGAAACAGAGCAGAAGCTATAAAAACTCGTATTCGTAATCTTTATAGACAAGCTGACGAAAAAGGAGAAACATCTGCTCCTGTTGATATATCACCATTAGCATCGTTTTTAAACGAAAGTGTTAATTATGAAGGCTCTTCTCCAAATATCAGCGCAATAAAAAGAGAAGGTATTCGTTTAGGAATTCTGAAAGATCAAGACGGTAAGGTTGTTGCTTCCGCATATCCAAGAATCAGCATTAAAGATGCAGAAACATTGCGTCAATTTTCTAATAAGGTTACAAACTGGACTGACCCGCAACAGGCAATGTTTGCTAGGCAGATTGTTCATGCCATTGATGACGCTACAGAAAACGCTGGTGGTGATCTTTATAAAGAAGCCCGTAAATTACGACATTCTTATGCTAATGAATTTCAAAACCAGTCTCTAACAAAGAAGTTGCTCGGCACAAAAAGAGGAACAGACGAGCGACAAATTGCGTTTGAAGATGTTTTTGATAAAGTTATCTTGTCGTCCAGCAAAGAAGAAATGAACAAGCTAAGAAGTACTTTGTTAAAAGGAGGCGATGCTGGTAAACAAGCATGGATCGATCTAAAGACGGCAGCTATGGACTATATTAAAGAGTCCTCGCTGTCTACACAAAGAGATGAGCGTGGTAACTTCACAATTCTTCCTAATAAACTTAGCAAAACCATTAAAGCAATGGATAGTGAAGGTAAATTAGAAAGTCTTTATGGGAAGAAACGAGCGCAACAAATAAGAGATTTGTCTGAACTGGCTAATGACATATATACAGCACCACCAGGCGCTGTAAACTTTTCTAATACAGCCTCTGCTTTGTCAGTTGCTCTTGATAGTTTCGCTGGTTTTAGTGTATCTGGTCTTCCTGCACCATTTATAACTATGCTTCGTGAAGGTAGTAAATATGTTAAAAACAGAAGCGTAAGAAAAAGAATTGAAAAAAAATCTTTAGAAGAGCAGGGACAGCAGAGCAAAAGCGCTCAAGTAATGTAATCATGAAAGGAAGCCTAAATGTTAGCCGAACTTGCAGCAGCCAATGCCGCATTTCAGGTTATCAAGACGGCGATAAAAAACAGCGGGGAGATAGTACAGGCAGGGCAGGCTGTTTTCGACTACTTTGATAATAAAACTAAGTTACAGGAAAAGTTATCAGATAAACCACAAAAGCAACGATCAGACTTAGAAGAATTCTTTGCCCTAGAACAACTCAAACAACAGGAAAAAGAACTAAGGGAACTGATGATCTACGCAGGCAGGCCAGGGCTTTGGGACGACTGGTTAGCCTTCCAGAAGCAGGCCAGACAGCGTAGGGAAGACGAAGAGCGTCAACGCATCAAAGCTGAACTTGACCGCAAGCAACGCCGTAAGAAGCTGTTAGAGAAGATTATGCTGACATTCTGGATGATTGTGTTATTTATCTTCATCATGGCTATCGCAGCCTCTGGTGTTTACATTATCTATATAGGATAGCGAATGATACCGATACCAATGTTACTTGATATAGGCTCTAAAATACTTGACAAAGTGCTACCAGACCCTGAAGCAAAGGCACAGGCACAGCTAAAGCTGTTGGAGATGCAACAGCAGGGTGAATTAGCGCAGATCAATGCTGATGTGGCAGAGCAACAGGAGCTAACAAAGCGTCAGCAGGCTGATATGAACTCTGATAGCTGGTTATCCAAGAACATCCGTCCAATGACGCTGATAGCTATTCTATTTGCTTACTTCTTGTTTGCTCTGATGTCTGCCTTTGACTACGATGCCAACCAAGCCTATGTAGAATTACTTGGTCAATGGGGCATGTTGATCATGTCATTTTATTTTGGTGGTAGAACACTTGAGAAGATCATCGACATGAAAGGTAAGAAATGATTGATTGGGGTAAGTATCCTAACTTCAGCGCTAAAGAGTTTGCTTGTTCCTGTTGTGGCTCTGAAGGCATCAAAGAAGAATTAGTTGAAAAAGCACAGCTATTGCGAGACATATATAAAAAACCTTTACGAGTAACATCAGGCTACAGGTGTCCATTGCACCCAATTGAACGCAAAAAGTCTTCGCCAGGCGCTCATGCTCTGGGACTTGCTGTTGACTTTGGGGTTGATCGTGGTGATGCTTATGAGGTTCTGAAGATTGCATTTGGATTAGGCTTTACAGGTATCGGAGTACAACAAAAAGGCGATGGTAGGTTTATCCACTTAGACATCGCAGATAAACAACTACCACGCCCTACTATCTGGAGTTATTAGTCCCAGCTAAACATTATTCTGACGAAGGCTACATCGAATATCAAGTGATGTAGACCTTCCTCAAAGTCATCGTCAACATACTCGATGCCTAACATAATGCCAGTGATGAAGTGAATGGTGATTTCCATCATCGAATCTCACAAGCACCAGCACTACACGCTAGTTCTTGAGCGCCTTCAACATTATCCTCAGACTCGTTTAACTCATCCCAGTTAATATCCTGGGGTGTAGCAGCCAACAGTGATTCATAAATCTCTTTGCTACACTCTTCATAAGGCGCTTGACGATAAGTGCCACCATCGTAAGGCAGGAACGAGATACCGCTAATCTCATCAAAGTTCCTCCACACCCACGCACCAACATCCATCCACTCATCTTCTTTGACTGAGATAGTCACGGAAGGCTTGTGTTCGCACCAGTGACGCTGGTACTGCATCCACAGGTCTAGGTGGTCCAGTGCTGTAAGGTCATCACGGATACGAGCGCCTTCAGGTGACTTCACAGGGAATGAGAATACCACTGTAGACTCTGGACGCATAACACAGTCTTCAGCATACACACCTTTGCTGATTAAGAACTGCGTAAGAGGGTCTTTTTTATCGCCACGAACACGACGAATATAATACTCACTATGTCGAGTATGAATACCAGAGGCAGAGTCAACAAGCTGAGAGACAGTACCACTAGGCTTGACACAAGTAATCGCAGTTGATTGAGGGATTCCCAGAGTAGCGCTATACTCAGCGTTGGCATCCACAGCCACCTGTCTAAGATATTCAAGGTTTGAAGCCGTTTCAGTACACACTCTGCCCATCCATTCATTGTCTAAGATTCCTGTAAGTGAGACACCAAGTAAACGCTCTTCTTCTGTGTTCTTCTGCCAAATCTTACGCAGATACGGGAAGTGCGTCAGTGTCGATTGATAAGTACCAAGCTGTGTTGCAATCTTAATCTTCTCAGCAAGATCAACGACACTATCTCCTGCACGAACAACAACCTCAGTAAGGTTACAGAACTGATAAGGGCGTAGGATAATCTCGCTGCAAGGGTTAGTGCCAAACTCATGGTCAGGATCACGCCTGCCATTCTTCATAGCCTGCTTAACCGATGCCTCACGGCTAAACAATCCACGCTCACCACTGTGGCTATCGTACAGCGATGTCCACTCATGTAAGAACTGTCCAATGTCAGGCTTCTGTGTGTAGATGGCTGAGTTATTGGCTAATGCTCGTTGACCGTTCTGTTCCCACCATGAACCAGCCTTGGCTGAACGCATACGATCATCTTGCAAGTCAGACAGGGAAATCATTGCTGATCGTCGGACTCCACCCACAACAACAACTTCCCCGATCTTGCAGAGAAGATCATGACACTCGATTGATGTGAGTTTCCTACCAGCGGCTCCCTTAAACTTGACGATAGCGAATCTAAAAAGCTCATCCAAAGGCGCTGGTCCTGAAGCTCTTCCTCCAAAAGTCTTGAGTCGGGTTCCAGCGGGTCGCACTTTGCTAAGGTCGTACTTTGCCACTTCGCCAGAGTATAGTAGAGCGATGAGTTGTCGTAGTGCCTTCGCCCAACCTTCTTTGCTATCTGCGACATGGATAGTAGTCTGACTATCAAACAACTGATCTGGCACTTCAGGTAACTGATTGACATACTGTTGCTCCACAGAGAATCCAACCCCAGTACCGCAGAGCAGGATATACATAGCCTCATCGAATGCTTTCGGGTCATCAATGGGCAGGTACGAGCAGTTGTAACCTGCGGTGTTATCCCTGTCCAGGGCTTTGCCAGCAGTCATGATAGACCGCATAGATGGCATCACCTCTAGGTTGACGATGGCATCCTTTAGTGCTGCTTTGTTGGGGATGTCATGGTTGTACTTCTCTTTAAGATGCTTCTCCATAAAGTTAAGGTAACGATCTACAGTTTCGCCCCAATGCTCACGGCGATGTTGATCTGGCAGAAACCGACTGTAGCGGCTCTTAGAAATAAATTGCTGGTAAATGTCCATTTTAGTCATTGATTAAGTCCTCTAGTTGTTCAAAGTTATTTTCAACCTTATCTATAAACCTCTCTAGCAAATCCTCTGAAGATATGTCTAGTAATTCTAGCAGCGTTATCTCATCGAACTGCTTCAACTTATCTATTATATCCCTCAGAGTGTATGCCATGCTTATCCTTTCTTATAGTAGATACTACGAATCTTATCATAATTCTTGATAGCGAATTGTAGGTAGTGCAATGCCTTCTCCAAGTCCTGCTGACCATTCTTCTTGTTATGGCGCTGGACATACTTGATTACATTACACAGCCACGGGTCCAACTCCCAGTCAATGAAAACATCCCAGGGCTGGATCTTTGTAGACTTGTAATGGCTACCGCCAACCTGCATTTTGTCCACCAACATCTTGCCCAGATCTGTCTTCTCTGTGCTACGAGACACGACAGCGTTCCATTCATCAGGTGTTACATCATCAATACTAGCCATATTTCTTCCTTAAGTAATCCAACGATACAAACATTTCATCAAAGTGACCGTCATTGACTTCGTGCAGCACCACAATGCCACGCCAATGTTGGTTGCCCTGATGACCCATATAGTCCTCATCATGCAGGTAACACGAACCTGCGATGATGCAGGTGATATTACTGCCATCAGCCCTGCGTCCATAGGCTACTTGCCTGCCCTGCTGATGCCCTACTACAGCGGATTGGTGAACCTTACTAATCATGGCTGAGGCTGTGCCAATTGGCCTGCCCATAACGCCACTTACAAGGTAATGGCAATATACCACGCCGTCAATAACAACAGGATCAAGGAAATCAAACACCTCCCAACCAGCCTCTTCGTATCCGCAATCATCCGTGCTAATAGTTCCGTCGAGTTTAGGATCGCTTTCAATTGCTCTTTTGATCCTGTTTTCGTGATTGCCAAGCGTGAGAACCATTCGAGGTCGATATTGTCTATCCTTGTTTCGTCTTGCTCTCTCATTAAAGTCCTTTAGTGGTTGTAGTAATAGTTCCATTCCCTTGCGTGTGGCTTCAATGTCTTTCTTATAACGCCTACCCTCAAAAGACTTTTTACCTTTGTCGTACTCTGACAGCGAAGGCATATCAGCAAAGTCACCGATGTTGATAATGACATCAGGCTTCTTCTCAACGATGTAGTGACCAATCCATTCCAGATGCTCAAGGGGAACGCCATCCTTGACTTGACAGTCGGGTATGATTAGATGTTTCATTTCCAGTCGTCATGCTCTTCTAAAGATTCACGGACACGCCTAGAGAATTCATCATCACGAGGAATGTGATTGAAGATGCGGTTATTAAAAATTGTTTCTGTGTGGATATGCTCACTGATGTCATAGCCATAGAAAGCACTAAGGAAGTCTACAAAGGACTTCAGCGGTACTTCCCAGCTATCTTCCTCATGAAACTCAGCTTCAAAAGATAAGACACGGTTGTTAGCCACACCATCATAGCCTTCATCACTAAACTGCTCTGTGATCTTAAACTCATATTTGTTCACGGGTACTCCTTTCTAAAAGGTCAAAGTAATATTCAGCGTCAACCACTACCAAGGGCTTGGCCCTATTTTGTTTAATAACGACGACAGCTTCTCTGCTGGGAGGGCAGTTCTCTTGCGCTTGTTCGTAGAAGCCGTATACGGCAATTCGATCCCTTGACTTGCATTCGACACTAATACCCAGTCGTCGTGCCGCCACTGGCGAGAAGAGGATGTCTTCGCCACCTGCGCCCATACTTGTTGATCTAATGTCTTCATCACTTAGTCCAAATAGGGTTATTAGCTTGTCCCTGACCCACTGTTGGAGCAACCTTCCTTTTGCTTTTGCGCTTTGTGTTTTCAATCTTAATTTCCTTTCGCTTTTTGATCCACGCCTTCGGTATCATCATCCTGGCATTGTTGCTTCCCAGCGACAGTGTTGATGCGATGACAACAGCGTCATCATCTTCAGTGATGAGAAAGCCTAGCGTGGTGCAGGGATGTAACTCTGGCTTAGTGTCAACTTCCCAACCTGCGCTGCATACAGCGTCAATCCATTCCACTAAGATAACTTTATTCATGACGGGCAAACTCTCCATGTAGTTCTTCTCTAGCTTTTTTAACAGCTTCAACGGCTTCTTCCAGCGTTTTAAAAAGGCCTATATATTTTTCTTTTTTGTTAATCATTAGTCGAGCCTTCCATTTTTTACAGGGAGCGTACCAAGACACACCTTTAAATCCGCTGGTGTTGTTTTTTCCAATTCGTGAATTTCTACAGTTTTCAGATGTTGTAGCAGGCCGTAAATTTTCTATGCGATTGTTAATTTTATTACCATCTATGTGGTCAAGACAGTATGGTAAATAGCCGTGATGCATTAAAAAAATAATCCTATGAGTAAGGTATTTTTTGCTATTTATTCTTGTATATAAATACCCACGACCATTTAAGGATCCAGCAACATCTCCTACCTTAATATTATTAGACTTAGCAACCTTCCAATACAGAACCCCGTCTTTGTACTCAAATAACTTATTCAGCAAATCCTGTGTCAATTCGTTGGTGGTGTCCACAGTTCTTCGTCCTTTCGTCGTATCCATAACAGTTGGCCTTGCTCTGTCAAGTACTCTACATCACCCTTGTAAGCCTCTAGGACAGCTTTGTATAACTCCTGCTCAGTCTCGCAATCCTGTATAATCTTCTCAGCCTTCTTAGGACCGATACCAGCCAGTCCTGGGATATTGTCTGTTCTATCGCCTGTAAGCAATTGTCGGTAGAAGTTCTTAATTGCCTGCGATTCAGTAATGTAATAGCGCTCATTCTTAACGAAGTTGTAATGATGGCCTCTTAGATTGTCCAAATCTTTGTCAATCGAACAGATAATATAATCATTCTCGCCTAGGCTGTAGGCTCTGATGCCGATGGCATCATCAGCTTCTTGCTTTTCCTGCACAGAGAAGGCCCAAGCATCTATCATGTACTGACGGATAACACCAAGATGCCTAGGCTTCTCTGATATACGAGTGCCTTTGTACGGCGCTGACTTCGCTATGTCAAACCTAAAGTTACTAGAGCCAGTAAGATAGCCTTCGCAGTCTTCAACCTCTGTATAAGTAAACACCAGTTCTTCTAAAAACTCTGATGCCTTCTTAATAGCGATCTTTTCTGACTCATCCTCACAACCATAGGCTATGCGGTAAGCGACGATGTCAGCGTCGATTAAGGCTATCACAGGAAGTCGTCGTCGTCTTCAGAAGCATCATAGGCTTGTAACTCCTCAATGACCATCTTCTTTAATGATGCAGAAGTGCCTTCCTTGTTCTTCCACTTCCAGCTATAAGAAGTCACCAGCGCCACTGCCTTGCTGCCGTTGCCAACAGCTACATTAGCCAAGTCATTGCCCTCAGCATCGAAGACTTTGATAGGGATATTGCTCTTAGCGGTGATGTAGAAGCCTTTCTCTGGCTTATCTTCACGGCTACGAACTTCCAGGCCAAGTCCTTCCAGAGCCTTTACAGCGCCTTCAGAGAGGTTACACAGGTCTACCTGATACTTACCACTCATGTCGTTCTGTTTGTTGTGGAAACACCACTGTACTTCTGCTTTGATTTTGACGGGCTTTGCGTTTTCCATCATAGTTCCTTTCAATGTTTAGAGAGACTGCTGTGAGTGTACAACTTATCCTGCAAAATATCGAGCATAACAACATCCAATGCTTCTGTCAATAGTTTATATATCCTTTGTTTATCCTCCATAAGATCATCTGATGCACCTATCATAAATTGGCCCTCTAGTGTTTCATAGACGACCACGCCTCTTGCAATATCTGCTCGGTCAACTTTCAATGTGTTTCTGCCCAGTTAAGTCCAACCTTGTATTCGCCCGTGAGTGGGCATCGTAACCCCAGAGCCGTGCCAGCCTCTGTGATCGCCTGTACTGCCATCTTACCAGCCCTCTCAGCATCTTCCTGGGCCACTTCCATTTGCCATTCATCATGTACATTCGCAACAAAGTGCGCCTTTACTTTAAATTTCTTAAACTTTTCATTGAGTATTATCAATGCCTGCTTCATTACTATCGCACCAGCACTCTGTAATAGCGTGTTAAGTGCTGCGTGTGAGGAACGAATGTGTAATCGCCGACCATCCAAACCACCGATGTGTCCTTGCGAAGATGCCCTTTCAATCGCTGTTTTAAGTGATTTGAGCGCTGGTGTATTATCAAGAAAGGTGTCGATAAGCCGCTTACCCTCTTTTTCCTTACCACCCACAATTGACCCGATCTTAGCTGGGCCTGCGCCGTAGAGTAGAGCGTAGATGAATGTCTTTGCTTGCGCCCGTTCTGCCAATCCTGCGGCATTTTGGTTCTTGGTATGAATATCACCCTCGCAGACTTCTTTAACATAAGATTCATCAATGTCCTTTCCTACATCTCTTTCATCATTAAGATAGTGCGCCAACATACGCAATTCCAACCCACTGGCATCAGCCCCGACTAGCCTATACCCATCATCAACAACCCAGCAGGCACGACACTCATGCCCATAAGGGCTGGATGATGACGGTATCTGGGCCATGTTAGGGCTGTGGTGTGTCATTCGCCCTGTGACAGCCCCGTTGGTGATGACCTTACCACGCACCCGTCCATCGTCCTCAACAGCAGCAATCCATGATTTAACCTGAGCGTACCGTTTCTGAAGCATAAGGTACTCGGCAACAAGTTTAGCTTCTGGAAGATCAACTCCTGAAAGCGTGGTTTCATCGACAATCACCGATCCTTTCTCTGTTAGCTTTGTTGGCTTCCAGCCCAGTTCCTGCAATCGCTTCGCTATCTGCTGCCGTGAACCAGGGTTGAATACTTCAACATGATCCTTCAGTCGCTTTCCTGTTTTTTTGTGGAATCTTTCTGTTGTAACTGTTGGAAATACTCCTTGAAGCTGTTGTTCGATTTCTCGCATTCGATCAGAAAACTCTGCCACAAGGCCCATGCATCTTGACAGGTCGAGTTTAAAGCCTCTTCGCTCTTGTTTGCATATAATTGCAGCAACCTCATGTTCGATTTCAATTGCTCGTTCACCAAACCCGTAAACCGATTCTTCTCGTTTGAGTTCATGATAGACCCTTTCTAGTAAGTTAACATCCCTGATGCAATACTTCGTCAACAACTTAATATGTGGCTTGTCAAACGGCAGTTTACTTTCCTTATCATAAGGAAGTCCGTTAATACGATGCCAAACTCTTTTGTATTCAATTTTCTTTAAACTTAACTGTTTTCCGAATGCGTCTAAGCTGTGTCCTCCTTCTCTGTTCGGGTTCAGTAGCCTTGACATCACTAGGGTGTCTACGCACTGGCTTAAGCGAATCTTCGTATGCCATAGCCTGTTCAGGTGATAGGCATCGAAACTTACGCCGTTGTGCATAACTAACTGACTTGTTCCCAGATACTCGCTCAACCCGTTTGCTTGAGTCCATACTTTGATTTCACCATCCTTCTTGGTAACACAACACCAAATTGTATCAAACTTAGTATTAGTCTCAATGTCAAGAAAGATCACTGATAGAGATCCCATTCCTGCTGGTTATAGCGATAAATCTTACCATCGTTACCCAGTCCTAAAATGTTACCATTCCTGTCACTGGTAATGCTTAGGACTGTGAAAGGCGCTGCATCTTCAACTCTAGCATCCTGTCCTTTTGTTGCTGGGGTGTCATTGATGACCAATTTTTTAGGTCGTCCTGGCTTCTTAGGCAAGTTTTGCATATTTTCCTTTCCCAATCAAAATCACAAATGTTAACACATGGAGACACCTTTTCAGGCTCGTCTGGTAATTCTACCAGATAAGGCACACCAGAGACACGGGCTTTAACCATTACAGATCCCCTACATAGTATTTCAGTACCAGCTTCACAGCCTTGATATGCTTCTTCAGCAGCTTAAGGTCTTTGTCTTTGTCGGTGTCAAAGATAGACATACCAGTGCCTTGTTTCCTACATACAAAGTCATGCTCCAATGTCTCAAGCAATCCTTTTAGATTCTTTGACACAATAATATCAGATAATTCCCAGTCTACATCAACTTCTATCTTCATCCTTGGAATCTCCGCTTCAGTTCGTGCAACAAATCACCAAACTCAAACTCATCAAAGTCTAGTTCAGCATCCCATTGCCCTGCCAGGGTCAGGACTAATTGTTTGTCTGTCATGTCCTTTGGCTCTGGCTTAATAAACTTTTCAGCCTCTTCTTGCATCTGCTCATACAACTCATCTTGGTAGCGCTCATACATAGCCGCAGCTTGGTCGTAGTTCGTGAACATTAGTAAATCCTTTCCAGTGTTATAGTCTTCACCATCGCTGACAATTGTGGTGACTGCTAGTATATAGTCCTCATAACAGCATCATAGATAGCGTCTTTACATACTTCGTTAAACTCTTCCAGTTCGTCATCTGTGAGAGGCTTGCCTGTGTCGTACCAAATAGCATAACTAGCAAACGCATCACAGAAGTCAGGATAGTCTGTTGTGTCAATCCCGTCAACCTCGATGTCAACGACTTCACGGCCTTTGAATGTGCAGATCATTAGAGTTCTCCTTTATCACTGTTTTGGTTACGATAATTATCAAGTTCATAAGCCTGACAGAAAGTATCCCATAGCTTATCACCACGCAACTGCAATGTGTAGCGCAGGCCTATGATGATATTGGCTAAGTCGTCCTCTGTCAACGGCCCTTCAGGGCTGTCCATCATACGCCACAGAAGCGTTTCTAAGTCCTGTGTCATGCCTGTAACACTTAAAATGTCCTGCTCTAAATCGAATCGTGTTTTCATAGTGCAGTCTCCGCTATCTCTGTCATCCTACCTGTGAATTTGTCATAGTAAACAGCACCAGACGGTCCAGTTTCACCGCTATATCGGTTCTTGATTACCCGCAGCCGTGTGGTGTTGCGCTCTATCGGATCTTCTGCCTGTGCATGCGCTCC